ACCAACGGGAATTTGTAGGCGACCGGAAATATCTATAAAATTGTTCATAGAATCATAATCGCCACAATTGCTCATGTCCGGACTATAAAATAAATCCAAACCGGCATCTGACGGGTTAGCCCGCTCCGGAGTGTAAACCCCAGAGCGAACTTTGGAATATTTAAGAATCATTTACTGAATTCTCCAGAAGGCGAATTCAATGGCACCTCACGAATTTGTGTCTTGAACATTTCAATGTTATCCCATAGTTCATCCAAATCCAGACTTCCCTTGTTTGCCTGGACAACTAAGCGATATGCACGAACTGTCGCAGCGATTTCATGAGTGGTTAGCCACCCTTCTTCACGAAACTCGTTTCGGAGATCTCGCTTTTGCTCCTTGTATACCTCCATCTCGTCTTCAATCGCCTTAAGGCTTGAGATGTACTGCTTTGCGAAATTGCGCTTCTCTTCAAGTGTCTTCATTTTTGAACTCCTTCTTTTAGTTCTTTCTTAGTATAGCAAAAGAATTCTATTCTGTCAAGTTTTTTTATCCAATCATTCTAAAAGATTTTCCGACGCATCTGGTTGAAAATCCCCAATCTCCATTGTACTGTAGCGCAGCCATATATGGGCGATTTATATGAATGTGGTCCTTCTCTGGCTTGATACCCCAGCAGCGAATTTTTGTATTTTCATTATTTGAGTCCACGACTTCAACTAGCCAATATGTTTTTCCTTTCTTGGTTTTCTTTACAATAATCTTTCTCGGAATGAACCAGCACACACGTAAATCTGGATCAAACTCTGATATTGGCGGAACTCCTCGCTGTAGTAGCTGCTCAATTGAGTGATGCGAGATGACCATGTTCAACGGAAACATACCGGTAAGGTCTGCTTTGAACTGAATTATCTCATCATCTGAAAAGTCACCTTCTTCTGCATAAACCTCAATATTTTTTTGTAGTTTCTTTTTACTCTTAGGGCGATCTACAATACATGCTGACCAAAAATGCTTGCGTCCGGTGAATCTTCCGTCAACTAGTTCGTCTAAAGCACCAGCGCGACATAAAGCATCAAGAGCTTTTTTATTTAACTTTCCGTAAACAACTTCTTCTCTGAAAAGCAAATCTTCAGCATCTGCGAACGGACGATGTGCTAATACTTGCGCAATAGCAGCATCCCCAACACCCTTAATCGAAGATAGAGGCTGAATTAGCGTCTTTCCATCTGGTGAAATCTCCCATACTCTACCGGATGTGTTGATATTAACTGGAGCAATACTAAAGCCATAGTTTTTAGCAATATTGATTGTCTTTTCTTTCCGACTCTCAGGCTCTTTATCCAAGAATGCGGCCATCCACTCTGCCGGATAATATGTCCAGAGCCAAGCACACTGATAGGAAATCATGCTATAAGCGACAGCGTGTGATTTATTAAAACCGTACCCAGAAAAGTAAGCAAATTTGCTCCACATAGCGTTAGCATCATTTGTGGATATCCCGTTGCTCTCGCAGCCTTTAACAAATTTTATTCTCAGCTTATTGCGCTTATCGTCCTTTCCAGTACCTTTCTTTGTTAGAATCTTACGAAGAAGGTTGCCTTCATCCAGCGTTAATCCGCCAAGCTTGTGTGCCAATAGAGCAATTTGCTCTTGAAAGATAAGGAACCCATAAGTTTCCTGGGTAATCTCACGATGATCATCATTAAGATACTTAATTTTATGAGGATTGGCCATGGCGTCGATATAATCTTCATGAACACCAGCAGCCAAGGGGCCAGGACGGTAGATTGAAGTAATGGCAGCAGTGCCGATTATTTCTTTTGGCTTGACTCGCACACAGAACTTTTGTGCGCCTTCTTCTGTAAATTGAAATGTTCCGGACCAGTTACCCTTTGCGAAGACATTATCATAAACCTTTTGATCCTCAAAATCAATAATATCCGGATGAAGACGCTGATCATAAAAATTCTTAATATCCCCAAAGGATGGATCTTCAATATTATGATGCCTTCGAAGGATATGTTCAATAGCACCCTCCATCATCTTAAGGGTAGCAAGACCAAGAAGATCATATTTAATAAACCCCATCGGCTCAAGATGGCGTACATTCTGACCTTCGGACCATGGAGTCTGGCGTACCCCCTTAGAGTTAATCAAAGGCATGCTTTTATCTAGATTTTCACCAATAACAACTCCACCGGCATGCCGAGAACAAGACTTTACTGATCCAACCAAGCCCTCAACGTGCTTTTTGACCTCTGGGTATTTTAATAGATACTTCTGAAGGGTATCAGAAAATTCCATAACCTCTTGCCAAGTAGGCGCATAGATCCCAGCTTTGATTCCGTGCTTCTTTTTTGCCAATGGTATTGCTTCCTTCAGCATCGCATCGGTTACCCGGTTAGCTTCGATGAAAGGAACACCGTAAAACTTAGATATATCCTTGATTAGTGATCGCAACTGAAGTGTATTCCAGTTCGAGATTGGAGCTACAGTATCTTCACCCCAAAGATCCACCAACTTCTCCTTAAGGAGCATGCTATCAGATACATCATAATCGATATCCGGATAGTCGGTAGCATCGGAACGCAAGAAACGAGAGAATAGAAGCCCATATTTAATAGGATCAACCTGTGTAATCCGCAAGGCGTATGCCACAAGAGAACCGGCTGCGGATCCTCGACCGGTACCAGTCAACATTGAATTATTCGCGATATCACAGATTGATTTCATTGTTAGGAAATATTTACTGAATCCTCTATCTGAAATTACATCAAGTTCGTGTTTAAGTCGATTAATATATTCCCGATGCTTAGGACTGATTTTCATTCTCAGTTGCGCTGGCCAGCCCATGACTTCGCACAATCCGTCAAGTGCCAATTTAGCAAGTGCCTGATCAGCAGTTGAACCAGCAGGGACGACAAAAGAAGGAAGGCGAACGGTGTTGTCAGGGAAGAACTTTTCAATTCTGTTGTGAGCAATATTCCATGTTTCCTCCAAAGACGACTTGATAAGTCTGTCGTCGTAGTTCTGCTCTTTAGAATATTCTTTGTACGACGCCCACATTTGATCGCCGTTCTTAGGATATAGTTCGTAGCCAATTTCTTCAACCCCCTCTGGAAGTTCTGCTGTACCCCATGATGGAGTGCTCTTGCCAAGCCAACCAAGGCGTTTATAAAGTTCTCGGTCTTTCCAAACGTCCGGACGTGGATAGTGAGAGTCAGCCGTAGAAATCAACTTCATATTGAATTCTTTGGAAATTTTAATAATATACTGATTTAGTTCATGTTGTTCTGGTACATTATTCCACTGTAGCTCTCCATACCAGCGATCACCGAAGATAGACTGCATGCGACGTGTAGTTTCACGCATTGCATTCATCACCGCCTCTGGTCCTTCTTCTCGATTCTCCCAGTAATTACCGGCATAGATGCCGCCTAGGCAAGCAGATGCGGCGATAATACCCTCATTGTACTTTGAAAGCAGATCATAGTCGATTCGCGGGTAACGATAATAGTTTTCGTCACGATAGGACTCCGAAATAAGCTTGAAAAGATTATTCAGTCCTGTTTGGTTCTGTACCAATAGAACCAAATGTCGGCGGCGACGTAAAACGTTTTGTGAGTTTTTAGTTGCGCCTTCGTCTTCGACAGTCGCTCCAGACTGCTCCTCTTTCTTAATTCTCCTGGCTTCTTTCTTATTCTTTAGTGACTTATCATACTCCTCTCGCCATTCCTTAACGGATGGAATAAAATAAGCCTCACAACCATAGATAGGCTTAAAGTCCTTGCCTTCAGCCTGCATTTTCTTTGCATGTAGAACCTGATATGCAAGACCGTTCATATTACCATGATCGGTCAAAGCCAATGCATCACTGCCATTCTCATACGCAAAATCCATGTGCTCTTGTGGATATCCGATAGCATCGAAAATTGAACCGGCAACAGAATGTGCATGAAGTCCAACGAATTTGATATTACTTTTTCCCATTAAGATCTCCTATTACTTAAATATTCTACCATGTAGGTGCGTCTTTGTCAACTGTTTTATTGGCACATCGACTGTGTGCTGCGAACCTAGATATTCACGATATCCATCCCAACTGCTGATATCATAAAACCAATCTAATTCTTTTTTTAGAGAATTCTCTTCTTCTGTTTTATCAAAAACTGTATCAAAATTAAACCATCTCGCTGACCATCGATCAGCAAGTGGTCTTTTTTTGCTGGGATATTTTTCGCCTTCAAGTGGTGGCAAATATTCTTTAGTTGTTAATTTGTTTACATTTCTTCTGCAAAAAATAAAATCATCTTTTCTCATTGTAAAGGATAATGGTAAATTATTTTTTACAGTCTGCCCGTTGAATGTAGAAAAGAAATTTTTATCTCTACTGGATATCAATCGTCTATTTTTTCTTATTGTCTTATAATCATAGACACCCATAGGAAATGAGACAAAATATTTTTCTGGTATTGTCCATTTAGAGATTTTGAATGTTACCCACCATACTGAGTGTATACCGTGCAGGACCGACCAACCATATGAATCTCTCCTGTCTCGGTCTTTATCTCTGATTCCAGTATAGTAAATTGGTATTTCTTTTCTATAATGAGAAACGGCATTACCTTTAGCAGCTAATCGATTATTATAATGCACTGGATCATATGTCCATTCTCCTATTACTTTGCGAACAATTGGTGCCATATCTTGATTGGCGACGATCCATATACTATTGCAACCAGCTAAAGCGCACTCATGAACTGCTCTTTGGATGCACGTAAAGCCGGGTGCGACCGGCAATAAATAAGGCGGGGTTGGTATGTCATGGTCAGTTTTTAAGTTAGCTACTGGTATAATCCCGGCTAGGTGTGTACTGATCAAAATAATCTCCCAACTGTTTCTACAAATTTATTTTGTTTTGATATCTGGTCCTCTTTTATATATTCATCGACAACTATGATTTTGCTATCCGATGATATATACGTCGCGTCCATTGGTTTTATTTCACGATTCATGTATGATGTTTTGAAACTTCTGTAAGAAAGAGGTTTTCCGTTTGAATCGCGATTTGCAACCCGGCTTCTCATACCTCTACTTTTCATTTCATGAACCGTTTTAAATCTCGCCATTGTTTCTGAATAGTCAAAATCATTTATTTGGTCTTCAGTCAATAGTGATATAGAGCAAGCATCTTTAATATTATAATTGCCCCTGCGTCTGGTGGAAATGTAGAAAAGTATTTTATTGACGAAATCGTCGTTTGTTTCAATGTAGTCATATTGGTGTTTTCCTCCACAATTAAAAGCTATCCAGTCACGACATAAATATTTTGTTGGCTCTTTCTGGGTTCTTACAAGATTGCGGCAGTTGTTATCGCCATAATAGTAACACTTGTCAAATGTTATTTCCCCTATCTTTGAGTATTCATCGGTAAACACTAATGTATTGCCATTGTATCTTATTACATTACACAAACCGGATAATGGCGCTTTGCCTTCAAGAGATAAAAGAAATAATAATCTTTCCCACAATATTGTCTTTTTAATTCCTACTGTGATTTCGGATTCCATGCCTTTTAAAGTTTTTGATATATTATCAATGCCAAGAAATTTTAAATCTAGATTTGGATCTAGAAAGTCAAGCTCAAATGGTCTATCATAATCAGAATAAAAAACTGGTATATTTTTATTAAAAGCATGAATAAGAGCCGGCAAAGAGCTTCCAACAATTATTTCTCTATGATGGATCATATCAAGATTTTCTTCTCTTGTCAAGTTTTTTAATGAATTGCGAGATCTTGCTCGTCCTCTCCGATTCTGTAATTCATTTGTAGCCAGTTAACTAGCTTTTCACTAAGATAGTCATACCCCTCTGGTAAATAACTAGCCATAAGTGTGATAGCCATTGTCTTTTCCATCATTGGAAATTGTAACAAATTCTCTGACCAACATTCAAATAAATAATCAGAGACTTCGTGTTCCCAATCTAAAGCTTCTGTTAAGGACGTTCTAAGCGCCATAGAGGAAAAAATATTATTCCAATTATCATCTATCCAATCATTATTCATTCTTCGTTCTCTCAATAAGTTTAAAATAATACTCATTCCATTCTTCTCTGATCTTTTCTAGTCCACCATTATTTTTCACAAGATGCTCAGAAAACCTTTCAAACTCTCCATTATCAACCATTATCTGAATCTCTTCCTGAAGTTCTTTGTGGTTGCCTAATCTTGTTTTTAGCTTTCGAGAAAGTCTGCAATTTGTTCCGTGTAGCTTAATTTCTAAAGTAAGTCTAGGTGCGCTCATTCTTCGTTCTCCTCAAGAAACTCTTTCGACACTTTAAGTGATTCAAAAAGATTCTTTACAAGATAAGCAATGTCTTTATCTTCTTCTTCTTTTGTGTACTTGTGTGGTTTTCCATCTCTCGGAGAAATATAGTAGTCTTCATCGAGAGAAAGTGGATTATACTTAGGGAACACAAACGGCGGCGAACATTCATTGCAGGCTATATCTAAATCAATCCCATGTATGCAAACTTCTTTCATTCTTCGTTCTCCCATTCATGGTAAGTTCCATCTCTTTCATGACCGTGCTTGTCTGCAAAAAGTCGTGACAAATAGAGAAAAAATCTACTCAAACTCATTCTTCGTTCCTGATCCTACGATACGCCCCCACAGTCTCTGGAAACAAATCCGTAGCGATTTCCAAACACGATTCTGCGACTTTCTGGATTTCCCATTGTGCTCCCATGTGCGTTCGTAAGTCAATGAATTTAAGTAAGTTATTAAGATTAACTGTTCCATAATATTCCGTATATAAATTTTGAGGCAGTACACCTCTTGCTTGTTCTCGGCAAACGCCTGCTTCGATAAGCAAATTGTATCCACGCAAAGCATTTTGATGAAAATTCTTTACGATGTCAGAAGCAGGGAGAATAGCAGACATTCCTGCTCCACCAAAATCAATTAATGGATCAATCAACTCGTCGGCGTTGCTTGCCTGTCGGTTGCTCTTGTGCTGTGTTCTGAACGCTTGGGGTTCATAGAACTTGATGTTTACGTCAGTGTAGCGACGAGAAATCTCATTATAAGACCATGTTCTATGACGATGGTGCTGAGAGCGAACGTAGAGAGGAACATTAAACCTGAAAGTAATAAGATTATGCTCAAGAGTCGAGGTGTGCTTATGCCTGACGAGGTAGTTGATAAGCTTCTTATCACGCCCATCTAAATTCTCCTTTTCTACTCCGAATGATACTCGGGCAGAGTTCACGACGGTAAGGTCGTCACCCATGTGATTTACATAATCGACGCGACCAATGCCGTCGCCATAAATGTCAATTGACTTTTCGTATTTCATACTTATTCCATAAAATTTCAAAAATATAATTTGCTGTCATTAAAACTGCGTGTAAAAAAAATGTAAAAGCAGTTGCAGACTTTAAGTCACCCGTGTAAATAAACGTAATCAGGTACGTTAAAGACACAGACACAATCCGCCACATTATTACTTTCTTAAGCGTTTTAATCTGCTTTACCCTTGTGGTTTCCGTTGCCGCCAGCATATGCTACATGACGCATTGGTCGATTGCCAATGCTAGTCTGGACGCCTCCAAGCTGACAAGACTTTCCCTTGTGGTGGCCTGTCACCGCCTTCCAGGCACTAGAGTAAGCTTCACGGTCACTGTCTGATTCAAAAGCAACGATACTCAGCGCATTTGTCTTGCCGTCTCCGGCTTGAAGACCTAGATATTTAACTGCTGTTTCTGTACCGAGTTCTTCAACACAGTCAGGACACTCGTTAATTTTGCCGCCTGCTTGTTGTTTTGCATAAGAATTCAAGTCAAACTCATTGCCGCAGTGGGCACAATTTTTAGTCTTAGGTCGCATTTGATACCTCATTTAGATTTTTATTATACACATCATTTGTGTCACGTGCACTCTGCTCAATTTCTCTAAGTGCCCAGTCATATGACTGGCCGTAGTTGTCCGCCGCAATTTTAAACTTGCCTAAGAACAGTGCAACATTTTCCACACTTATCAATCCCTTGCCATACAAGAATTTAACACCGCTGTAAATCAAAGGTGACCCGTATAAATTATATTTTTTATCGTATGTCAAGCAAGCGCCGCGTATCAAAATCTCTAGAAAAACTTCTCTAGATTCTGAAGAAATACTATCAATACCTCTGTGGAGAAGATACTTTCTCATCCGGCCCAGCGTGTAAGGAGAGTTTGCGTTGTTGATACACAGCTGTTTCTTTCTATCAAATAACCGGGCTTTGGGGTGATATACAAGATAGAATCTTGAATCTTTAGATCGGATTGCATAACAGCTGTTCATAAAGTCGAAAGATTCGAACGTTTGTTTGATGTCTGCATAAATAAACTTCTCCACGAGCTGCATTTTAATATTGTCATCTAGCATGACGTTTTTCGCAAAAGGACCATTGCCCCGATAACCCCCGCCGATGCCGATGGGTGGCGACTGGCCATCGATGACCGGGCTTGTAAGCGCTTCGTAAGCAGCCTTGGGTTGCTGGGTGTTTGAAAAGAAAAAATCAATGTCGCCACCTTGCTCAAAGTACTCTTTGAATCGGTACGGAATGTACCCGACGGGTGGTGTCATTAAGCTATAGACAGATTCAAGAAGTGTGACATCTCCGGTCGACAGAGTCAACACATGATGTGCTAGGAGTCTAGCGAAGCCCCCGGCAATCCAAGCACCCTTGTCAAAACAGATCGTAAATTTTTCTTGAGACAGAAAACTAGCCATCGCTGGATCTGTAATCTCGACTTCTTCGAGGTTTTCAAAGTTGTACTGCATATACTTTTACTCCTTTGTTTTTTGCTTTTTGTGTTAATCTATCATGGTCTCTAGACGTAAGAGGATATCTTGAGTTAAAGTCTGATAGGATTATGAGTGTCTGGCCAATGGTCATTTTGTCTAAGGTTTGCCAGTAAGACCACCATATTTCTGTTGCCCCGCCTGGCCGAACTTCTTGTGCAGGTGTCCCATTTGAACAAGAGAGCGTATAAGAAATATAAAGTCGACTTCCTGGCTTTTTATTTGCTGCTATAATATTTACCCATTCATCGTAATCATCCATAGAACCCGACGCATCGAGCAAATAAACGTCTGCGATAAGGTTGGGAGGAGGCACTCTATACACGAGGTTTTTAGAAGAGATAATGTCAGACCTACGCGCCATTGGTTCGTGAGTGCTTGTTAGTTCGCTCATGCCTGCGTAAATAACTTTTCTTCGAAAACCTGCTTTTCGAACTAGACGCAATGCTTCTTTGGCTCTCTGCTTCGATAGCGCCTGATTGTAAAAATAGTCACCACAGCCATCAGTATACCCCAGAATAAAAATCTTTTCCGCGTCTTGGTTTTTTGACATGAAGTCGAACACGATTGCATCATCATCTGCTCCTGTTGAAAATTCTGCCTCTTTAAAATAAATGCTAGTACTTGTTTTAAATTCTGTACTTTTAAAAACTGGATCATACTGGGGTATCTTGACTCTACAAAGACAATCTTCATAAGAACATCTTGATGGGTTAACTGTTAGCTCTTCTATTTCAATAGAAGAGACAGGTTCGTAGTCTAGATTTCCAGGATCACTTTTTTCTATGCACCCGAAAAATGCAAATAGAAAAACCAGAAATTTTAAGTCAAGATCTGTCATTTCTAAAGCAGACAAAAGTAGGAAATCTGAGCGAACCATCGGGCGTAATCTCTTGATAACGAACTTCAATAACCCTCCCAATAAAACTTTCTTTATCTGCCCAGATTTGCTCCCTAAGACTGTCTGTTAACCCAGAACCAACTTGAACATCGACTCCATTAAATACTACCTGGAATGATCCAAGTTTCCCTGCGTGCTTACCAGTTCCTTCTAAGAGCCCTTCTACCGGTAAGTCAACATCATGAAACGCTTTAAGCTTCATAACTTCGTAGCCTCTTCCAAACTTGTAAGGTGCATCAAGAAACTTGATCATTGCGCCTTCGTAGCCATCCTTGACAAATAAGTCATGCTCTTTTTTAATTAATTCCCAGTCGGGATCTACTTCGAGCCTGTCAACAGGTTGGGCAAGATTTAAGTCTACGTTGTTGTCTGTTAATCTGTCTAGCAGTATTTCAAAACGATCTTCGCAAGATAGCTTACTGGTTTTTGAGTCCCACTCAACTAGAGGTAAAAAGTCAAATAATGCAAGATAAGTGCCGGTTGTGTCAATATCTTCTTTTCTGTAAGCTTGCCGCATCAAAGACGTAAAGTCCTGGCCCATAAGCTCACCATCGTAGCAACCATCACCCATTTTTGCAATTTCAGGAGCAATTGTCTTATCAAAGTTTTTAATTAGCTTACCACTTCGAGCAAACATTAAAACTTCTTCTCCCCTTACAATTACAAAACATCTAATCCCGTCAAGCTTAGGTTCTACTGCGACTGTCTTTTTTCCTGCAATTCTTTTTAAATCAAACTTTTGTGCAAGAGAAACTTCAAAAGTAGGAACTAGACCTGAAAACACTTTGTTAACAGACTTAACAGAGACTCCAATGTTAAGATGCTTTTTAAGGACCTTTCTCATCCACATTTCGTCTTGCTGCTTAAAAGATGAGAATGCTGCATGAAGTAAATCAATTGCAGCATTACCCGTTACTTTTCTACTGGCACACAAGTCAAGTACGCGAAAGAACTCTTTCCAAGCGTCTTCTTCACCAAAGGGAAACTCAAGTCGAATCTTTACCTTTGGAACTTTTGTTACATGAAAAGGCTTGAACGGGTTTGTTGAGTACAAAAGAGCCTTCTTGAAAAGCTCATTATTTTGATTTTCCCTCATGATTACAGCTTTTTCTGTCGACTTAGAAGTCGACTTAATGCTTTCAAAAATATTTGATACTCTCATTTTTTTACCTCATACGTATTTTGAAACAAACTTTCCAACAAAGTAGTTATCCCAGTCAACTTCTTCTAAAACAATGTCGTAGTTTTCTCGATTCATTGTCTTTGTAATTGGTTGAATCTTTTTTAAGTGGGACATTTCATAGACTTCTTCTTTTGAAAGAATTTTTTTTGTTTCCATGAGATTATCTTAATTTACTTTTTAATGATTTGCACTCATTGATCATCAAGTTTGTTGCCAATAATTTGATAAAAAACATCACGGCAGTCTTCTGTATCTTTTACTGCCTCATGTGCACCTTCAGTTTTAATATTAAAGTACTGCCTGAGCTCATTAAGATTCTGCCTTTCTGTCGGCAAAAACAAGTAAGCTAGGGCACAAGTATCAATAATTGGGTAACCTACCTTAAAACACTTTTCATTGTCAAGCTGTTTGACTGAGTCTACTTCTGTCCATTTATATCGCTTAAAGACAGCTCGAATATGAGCGAGATCAAAGTTAATATTATGTGCTACCAGCGGACCCCAAGTCAAGCGCTTTGAAATCTCTTCGGCGATCTGATTAAATGAAGGTGCATTAGCCCATTCTTTTTCTGAATAATTACAGATCTTAAGTGCTTCTTGTGACGCAAATTCAAGCTCTATGCTTTTTGGCTTGATCTTTGTAGACCACCTATCTTGATTTCCGTCTTCCCAGTCTGTAATAAAAGAAATCTGTAAAATTGCACTCTTTCTTGGATCAAGATGCGTTGTTTCTATGTCCAAAAAAGTTACAGCTTTAGCTGAAGCTAAATTACCCATTTAACACTCTCACTCAGTATTTTTTTGAGGACTTATTGATCTTAATATTAAGTCCATTATTTTTCTTATTCATGCTTTTGACATTTTTAAAAAGATCTACCTGTGTAGGCGTATCACTTACATTGTCATTGTCGCCATGACTATCTTTGAAATCTTGTTTATTTAAGAATTGAGTGATTTCATTGTTGATGTCAGATGTAATAATTGCTTGAAGTGTGTCAGCAAAGTTAAATCCTGAAGATACATCAAACTCAAAACTCATGTTTCCAAACTCATTCTGAATCTTGTAAAAGTTTCCATCGTGCTGAATTTGAATGTTTTCAACATCACCTTCTCTGTTTACAATGCTAATTGTCTCGATAGTTTTCCAGTTCATTGCTTGCCTCCTTTAATAAATAAGCAACCTTTTGTTCTCTCTTTAGAGATTTTATTTTACTTTCTAATCTTAGGGCTGAAGACCTATCTTTTACAAGACATTTTGCAATTAAAGCCACAGGCCTTCTTGATCGAGTATACTTCGCGCCCCGCTTCGATCCGTTGTGTTCTTTGACTCTTCTAGTAATATCTGTTGTTACACCAGTGTAAAATGAACCGTCAGCACATTTTACGATATAGACGACCCACATTATGTCACAAACTTATGCTTTTCTATTACCGACTGAGCAGCTGATGCTAAATGCCTGCTGGTCAAATAGACTGACATGTTTTTTTGGATCATTTCTTCATCATCTCCAAATAGTCTTGAAAGCGCTTTTGTTATTTTATTTTTCGCTTCAGAATCTTTCGCATCTTCAAGTGCAATCCTGAGTGCCCCTAAAATATCTCTTTCGTTTTCTTTTGGATTTTCAATGTTCATTGCATCTTTACCAGAAGCATTGGCTAGCTTTTGAATAACTTCGCCTTCTGGATCTTCTACATAAGCGTCAACTTTTCCGCCTTCTTCTCTGTAGGAGACTCTTGCGCCGCCTTCGTCTTGAGAAAGCCCGATGTCAAATTCGAGTGCGCTTTCTATTAAAAGGGACTCTTTTATAACTCTTGTCAGTTCGCGTCTAGATATTTTCATATCATTAAATATTAAAAGAAATGTCTATTTTCTAGCTTCTTTTTTTCTACGCTTTTCAGCTTGTTTTTTCTTAAACTTTCTTTTTTCTGAAGGTGACATGTAGTACCTTCTATTTTTTAACTCTTTCATGATCCCTGCTTGTTCAACAGCTCTCTGAAATCGCCTCATTAGACCTTCAAAACTTTCATTTTTTCTTGCTTTTACGGTTGCCATGCTTTCTCCCTTGGATGACATCTATAATCATACAGCAGCTGTCGCTTAATGTACACTAAAATTTTCTAGAGCAGGCAACAAAAGATCTGATACTTTCATAGGATTAGGTTGACCAAAGAAGTGCACGTACTTACCATCTTCGACTATTTTACCTACTGCCATCCAGCACAATGGGTCAATAACAAGATCTTCCGATACAGTCAGACCGAAGGTTTTGCAGTAGTAATCTAAGTATTTCATTTTTTAAACGCCTTGCTTATTTCAATAGGCTTAAATTCTTCATCTTCAGATTCTTCATCTTCATCTTCAGGAAAGTATTCGTCTACAAAAGATTTTCCCAGCATTTGCTTTGGTTCTTTTTTGTCCCACCAAGGACTTCCAGCGCTGTAACCTCTGCCGCCTCGAAGACGTGTATTTTGCCCTTCGAGTTCTTCTAGTAGAATTTTTATTATTTCTAGATCTGTCATTTGAAACCTTTAGGAAGTGTTTAGCGCAACTAGAAAGTACGATAGCATAAACAACTGACGATACTACTAGTCCTGTCAATAAGTATTCAGTTAAAGAAGATTCATCACATTCCATATTTTTGTCCAACAAGAACAGCAATCGAAGCGATAGGAATAAAAATCAACGTAAGCCCAAAAGTATAATATATTACATCAAGAAATCTAATCAGACTCTGGTCACATTGTTTATCAAAATTTTTGTTTACACCGTAAGGAAAGTAATAAACAGACTTTGTCTGCTCGTAAGATTTTTTAATCTTTTCTAAGCTAATTTTTTTCATATTTTATAAATTCCACTATGTTTCCACAATTATCTTTTGAGTAAAAGGACGAAGATCCGTCTCTGTGATTCTTCCATTTTTGTTTAGGAAAAGAATTCTTAAGAAATGCTTCTTGCTCTTTTGTTTCAACTCTAACTGCAAAATGTGGCGGATGTTGACCTGGTGTAACAAAGGCAAATTTTACGTGACCTGATTTGAGAAATGCCCACGTATCATCTTGATATAAGACTTCAGCGTCTTCAAGAAACTGCTTGTACCAGCTAACAGACTCATCAATGTCTGTAGATGATATTGCAATGTGGTCAATTTCCATTTTAGTTCCAACCTACCATGACGACGTTTTTGGGATCGATATCAAATAGCTCGTTGTTTATTAAATAAAAATTTGTTTGATCTTGCTTTGCGAAAGGATTGTCAACAGGAATAACTTCAATGTTATTCTTTACAGGAACAAAAGTTTTTCTTTGCAAACTATAGAACATATCTTGTTCTTTTTCTAGACTTAACATGTGAATAGGGTCGGCATCTATTGCCATGGATTCCTCACCCCACTCAGAGTCAAGAATTTTTTGTAATGTGTCTTCTACTTCTCTAATATCTAGATTTTCATTCTGCGAAGAAAACTCAATTTTCTTTATTAGATCATCAATATTGTCTTTTTCTTGAGGGATATCTTTTGCTTCTTCAGGAGAAACTTTCCACTTAAATTCAAATTTCTTTGTCATAGGTTGCGAATGATCTTTGACTACTTCTATAGACTCTTCTTCGTTGCTACCTGACGTGATTTTGTTTTTTGTATTTTTATCTTTCAAAGTTTGGTCTCTCTTTTGTTCGATACTCTTCAATGTCTTCGGGAGATGCCACACGAAGTACGTAAAAGCTATGACTAATATAGCCTTCATGCGCATCCACTTCAGAATGTTTGACAAGATACGCTTTGCCATTTATCTCCTCTAGCTCAGTCCATTCTCTTGTTGCCATCGAAATCCTCTATACTAATTATATCTCGATTGCAAATATATTTAAAACGATCATTGATAATCTTATTATCGATCCTCTTTACTGTTTGATCTAGAGTCTCTTCTTCTTTCTTAAAAGGAATATAGTATTTTTCTATAATGTTGTTATGCAATTTACCACCTATTGTGCTTAAATGTATAATAACATAAGTGAGAAGTGTTTACACCTTGTAGGTGTGATTTAAAAACTGTAATTTTTAAACTGTATCAATATCAGACGTCTTCGCCACTAGCCTGATAACTTCTTCTATTTCGACCTTATTAAATTTAGCTAGTCTGCTAATAATAAAATTAACTTGAACTGCTTTTCCATTATACTGAAGGTCATCTGGAATAGTCTTTTCACCTAATTTTACAGTCATCACCTCCTGTACCGCCACCTGGGCATTGGGATTATTGACTGTAATTTTTTTCATCTCATCTTTAAAATTATCATCATCAAAAAGATATAATTGTTTGTCTTCGTATTTTCGCTGTGCGTTCACAAATTCTTTAGTTGGATCAAAGAAAAATTTAATAATATATCTTGGGTTCTTCCCCAACCTGAGTTGTTTTAAAGCAGCGACTGCACTGCTGTTGTCGACGCTTTCGAGGTATTCTAGA